ACTCCGGGAGGGTTTCATCTGGGGGAGCATCCCCGCCCGCCTGGACGACGATCGCAGGATCTTCCTCGGTGTTAGTCACGACCACGGGGGTGGGGTCGGACCCCGAGAGGTTCTCGACGGCTATCTTCGCCGCAGCTGTGGCTGCCGTCGCGTTCTCATGGACAATAGCTGCGTTCTTGTCGGCGAGTTCGGTGCCGCCTTTGGTAGCGCTATAGGCCCAGGACACCACGCCGTTGATGAAGCCAGTGCCGATGATGAGGGTGGCAATGGTCTTGAAGAACTCGTCGTTGCGAAGGGTCTGGTCCTCTTTGATCATCCACAAGATCATGATCGTGAGGGAGAAGGTTCCCAGGCCGATCCAATCGCGAGCGTTTGGCCAATTCCATTTCGGCACGTTGTGTCTCCTACTTCGGGGGTTCCATCCCGCCGAATATCGCCTCGAGGGCTTTCATGACTCTATGGCCCATCAGCTCTATCACAAGCAGGCCGGAAAAGCCAAGGCCGGCTCCCCACACGACCGCCATGCCAGGCCCCATCGGTTTCCCGTCCCCGAGGAGAGGAAGCTGGCCCGTGACAGCGAGAAATAAAAAGATCCCCAGGAGCACGGTCAGAGCCCACTGCTGCTCCCGAGAAAGTTTCCTTACAGGAGGGGGAGCGATCCACCTAGCCAAGAGGAGCGCCGTGATGGAAAGGCTGAGAGCCAAGATGGGGATTTGAACCCCGAACAGAGCGACGACCGCCGGCCCGAAGGTGGGTGCAGCTGCGACCGCTGTCCCGCTGATGGGGTCTTTCACGCACTGGCCTTCCCTATGGTAACTCCAATTGCGATCACCAGGACAATTAACACAATGCGGGCGTTTCGGAAAATAATTTCCTTGATCGGTCCCCCGGTCACGGTTATCATAGCGACCTGGGACAGGATCTGGGGAATGGCTTGTCGACCCCAAGTCCAACAGAGGACCGATAGGGCAAGAGGTAACAGAGCTACCCCGTCCAGGATGAGGTCCACCTCTAGCAGGATGCGGATAGTGGTCTCGGATACTTCGCCCCAAGCCAGCATCCATATCGCGTCGGGCAGGGCTCGGAGGACGACGAATGACAGGATAGCCACATTGCCCAATCGGTAAACGTGCAGGGCCGACCACTTAGGCTGGGGGTCTTGGGTCACTCGGTTCTGGGTCAGGCGGTGGACAGCTTCATACCGTCGGGCCTCGAGGATATGAGCCGACAGCATGGCAAGGGAAAGAGCGGCTGCGACCACATCCCCGAAGAGTCCGAACCCGTAAGCGAAGGGGCTGCCGTCAAAGCTCGGAGGGAACGGGGACGGCTGGCCATAAGAGATATAGGTGTCGCTCATACCTGCCTCGCTGTTGCATTGACTTTCCCAGTGACAACGCTTCCGGTCGCACTCGACTTCATCGAGGCCATCATGGCCTTGAACCCCTTAGCATCAGGGTTTGCCGTGAGGAGGTGCCCTGCGTTAAGGATCGTCGTGCCAGCGGCGGTTACAGCAATTTCGACCGCGGGGAAAGCCGAGTCCCCGTCGTGCTCGGCGAGCTGGAGTTTCCACGTGATCGTCTCGCCGCCAGCGAAGGCCCCACCCGCGGTCTGGAAAGAAGCTCGAAGGAGGTCGATGAAGGTCGGACCATCCGCATAGACGAGCTCTACGGCCCCGTAAGTGTTCGCTGTGGCGCTTGGAGCAAGAGACCGATCCAACGGGAAGCTCTTGGTCGTTGCGATCCCAGTGGGCCGCTTAGCGAACTTCCCCGAATACTTAGAGGCGAACCCGGAGACCTTGACCGTAGCATCAAGGGCAATCTCCCCAGAGAACGTGTCAACATTGTTAGCCGTCACAATCCCGACCGGGCCAGCGGTCCCGTTGGTCGGGGCCTCGAAGGTAGCATCGGAAACACGCAGGGCTTTCTGCACCGCCATGGCGAGGAGACCTACCCCATCGGGTTCGTTGGTCAATCCGCTGTTGGCCCCAGCTACAAAGGAAGAACCGCTAATCGAGAAGGCTTGGCCCCCGGTCCCCGAGACGTTATTCAACGTGTCACGGGGTCGGTCAGCCCGAAGGATAACCCCGTGGCGGGTGGTGCCACCGTAGCCAAAGGTCGCCCCAGTCACGGTCGTCTGAGCTGCGTGTTCCAGACGAACCTGGGTGGCGCTTATCCGCTGCTTGATCCAGGACTGGTGGACGGTGGTGTAGCCAGCCCCTGAAGGACCCGCCCCCAGGATCGCCACGGACTTGCCCACATCGTTGGTCGAGAAGGATGCCCCTGCGCTGTTGAGAAGATCGCTCCCCGCGGTAATGGCTCCGTCGGTCCTCTTGACTGCGCCCCCTGCACGGCTGTCTTCGGTATCGCAGTTGGTGATGTCGCCCGTCTTGCAATCGCCAGAGATGATGATCACGGCCACATCGGGATAGTGGCTAGCGTTGGTCCCAGCCCGAGCAGTATAGTGGACCGCGCAGGCTCCAGCATCGCCAAGGCGATCCCCGATGATCTTGTCGACCTTGTAGGACCTGGTGCCCACGATCGTCACGATGTTCTGGGAGACCTCGTCGAAGTAGATGTTCTCCATCACCACGTTGTCCCAGGTCGTGCCGCCGTAAGGGGCCTCGAGCTGGAAACCCCGCCAGCAGCGGAATACCCTGCAATTCTTGACGACGAAGTTCTTGAAGTTGCCAAGGGGAACATCGCTGCCAACCCCGCCGCCGATGCACCCGCCGTTGTTTGACCCCAGCATGAGGTCGTTGATATACTCGAACTCGCAGTCCTCAAAGAGCCAGTCGCCGCGGTTCTCAGGCATAGTCGTCGACCCGCCATCTCCTCCGGGAACGGTCCAACTGCACTCGACTGCCCAGTTCGCGATATTCCGGAACTTGCAGTGGTGAACCATTACCTGGCCGCAGTTGCGGAAAAGGAACCCGTCCTCTCCGCTGTTCTCTACGGTCATCCCTTCGACTTCAATCCCCGTGGACCGACGAGCGAAAATGGCCGCATTCACGGGGCCGTTGATCCCCTTGATGGCAGCGATGGTTCCTGCAGCGTAGGTGTTGGGCAGGCGGCCAGCAACCCCGATCCCGAAGGGGCCTTCCCCGTTCAAGTCGACCCGACCCCCAGAGAGTTTGAAACCGGCGTCGATCATCCCTTCGAGTTGGAAGATCCCGCGATCCGATCCCGTGAATGCACGGGCCTTGAGGACCGCACCAGGGGCCAGGCGGATATGCACATTCTGGTTCGTGACGTTCACCGCCCCGACAGAGTAGGTGCCGTCGGGAACGAACAGCTCGCCGCCATCGGTCAGGCTGTCCACCCCGTCTTGGAAAGCCCCTGTGTCGTTGGTCGTCCCGTCCCCAACAGCTCCGAACTCCATGACCGAAGTTCGACCAACAAGCTTCATCCCTTGGTCGTCGATCCGACCATCGAGCCGAGCCCCCTCAGCGGTAAGCATCGCCTGGGTCAAAGCCTGGGCGATGATCGTGGAACCGCCTCCAGTCCTCTCCCGGTAGATGAGGTTGCCCGATCCGTCCTTGTGGGAAAAGAACTGACCGGTCGTGGAACCCGCTTCGCCAGCAGCTTGAGACGGGAAGTATCGGGAAGCTGCCGCTGCTGCCGTAGCAGCCAGGGCGGCGGCCGTGGCCTGGCGAGCAGCCTCAGCCGAGTCTTCGCCGAGGGTGTAAGTCCGACCAGTCGGGGAAGCGGTAACTGTGATCATGCTGGAACACTCGCTTTGACGGTGAAGGGACCATCGAAGGCCATGAACTTAAGGCCGCCGCTCGGAGTGATATGCATCCCCCAGCGGAGTTCCACATCATCCCCTGGCTCGTTAGCCGTGGGCATGCTTTCCATCGTGGACTCGTTGATCCGGATGCCCAGGGTGGTCACGGGGATGCCGTCCTCGATAGTCACGACCCGAGTGACCCCTTCAGCCGAAGAGGTAGCGACCTCGATCAAGTGGGCACGCAGGGCTCCCCCGTCGGCCCGATCTCGCACCTCGAGAAGGATATCCGCCCCCGTGAAGTCATACCCCACTAACCGAATGGTCTCGGTAAAAGGGGTCGTCCTCCAAGCGACCAAAGGAGCGGTTACGGTGTCAAACATCCATCGTCTCCCTGGAGTTAGAGCGCTTCATACCATTTACCCTCTTGCCACCCAGGCGGGATCTGTCCGCCCTCGACTGTTCCCGTCCCTCCTACCACATCCGTCTTGATCGAGCCAAGGTAATGGCGGAAAGGGGTTGCAGCACTATTTGCTGCATCGGCTGGGATCGTCGTCGCATGGTAGATAGCGACCCCACCCTGCCGACCCCCGTCGTCGTAGTAGATATGATAGAGGGTATCAGCAGACAAGGGGTTCGAGTCCACGTCCTCGGTTAGGGTATCCCCTGTCACGCTCACCGACTTGTCTGAATAATTCCGGGTGTGGGCCTCGATCGTGATGGACGCGTCTGTCGCTTGCATAAGTCCGTCGAGGGGGTCGGCGTCCGTGACATAGCTGGACAAGACGAGCTGGGAAAGGAAGCCCGGAGGATCGGCCGCAGACAAAGCAATGTCATCCCGCTCTTCGCTCGTTTGCCCTAGGGCTGGGGTCGGAGGCGGAGTGCCCGTCTGGCCCAGGGCATAAGCGTGCTTGGCCGGGGTTTCCCCGATCAAGGTCAGCTTCACCTTCATCGTGGCGGGGTCGATCTCTCGCTGAAGGATAATCGCGTCGCCCGAGAACTCCAAGCTAGGCAGGTCGACTTCGATGCATTCCCCTGGCTTGAAGATCCTCCACTCGGGCTTTACTGTGACCTCGATAGGGCCGAGTTCACGAGCATCGACGAGCGCATAAGCTGCGAGCTCAGCCACTTGGTCCACGTCCTTGACCAAGTTCCACTGGCGCTCTTCGTCCTTGATTTCCCCGTCCTCTGTGACGTAGGTCGGAACGGATACCTTAGAGGCCGAGACAAATTCCCAGTTGTGGTCTTGGCTCCGATACTTCGGAATGATCCCGTTGATCCGGTTCCGATAACTCTGCATGGCCGTGATCGTGAAGTCGTCGTCGGCCAGGTCATCCTCAGTTAAGGTGGCAACAGCAACTTGAGGAGCCCGATACCGAACCGAAAGCATCCCGCCAGTAGCTACCGGTTCGGCGCACCCAGCCTGCATGATCTCCTTGAGGTTGTCCCACCGGTTCGCTGGCTCGTAGATCGTGCCCGCAATCTCCCAGCCGTTGGCGTCGCACACGTTCGCCCAAGCCACGAACCTAGGCAGGTCGATACCTGCAACAGGTTGCCCGATCCCGAACACCTTCTTACCGTTCTGCCGGCGGCCGTAAGCATACGCAATGGCGTGGAGGGCGGGGTTAGCCGAGTAGGTCCACGTGCTTTCGTCCGTGATCCGGTGCGACCCCGACCCGCCAGGATAGGTGCTGTCGAGCCGAGGGTCGTAGACCTTTACCCCTTGCCAGATAGCACCCAGGTTAGGAACCCCGCTAGCGAACCGCTTGCCGTCCTTGTCGAACAGCATGTTCCAGAGGATCGCCGCCTGGCCACTGAGCTTCGACGAACTCCCCCACCCAGGCATCCCCGCGAAATGGGGTGACAGGGCCGTGGCCTCAGGCGAAGCCCCCAACTGGGTGTCCGTGTAGAGGAAGCCCGTGTAGTAGCTGGAGACCGATCCGAAGTCGACCTGGGGGTTGCACGAAGTGAGAGGTCCTGCCACAGAGTAGACCACGACCATTCCGCGGTAGGGGTTCGGCACCTTCTTCAAGGTGGCTCCGTATCCCGTGTCATGGCGGAGGATACCCGCTGAGAAACAAGTCCCCATGAGGTAAGGGGAAGGGGTCTCGACCCCGATCTGGATCTTGGTCTCACTCCCTCGAGCAGGGGGTGGCTTTGTGAGCATCTGGGCGCCAAGGCTAGCTACGGTTGCGACCACGGAAGCAATGGCTACTACCGACGCCGTGGTAGCAGCGGTCAGACCAATGGCGGTTCCGACCCCGGGAATAGCCAGGGATAGGGCGATCACGGAAGCGACGATCGCAACGGTTTTCAGGACCTTGGCCATCAGACTCTCCAGGCCTTCTCCAGTAACCCAATCGGCTGCATGATTACCATACCCTCAGACTCTTCATGCCAGCCGATTACCTTCTCGCCAAGGGAAAGCACGACCCCCTCAAGGCCGCTATCGCCAGGCAGGATGGAGATGTCGCCAGGAAGCATTGCCGCCACGGGGATCGGCTCGAACAGCTCATCCAACATTTCGGTCACGTTGTTCCACCCGTGCTTCTTCAACTCACGGGCGGCAACCAAAGGACCGGTCAGTTTGGGGATTGCAGGAAGCTTGTGGCCCAGGCGCTTAGCGTGGAACCGGAGCATGTGAATGCAGGTTGCCCCCGTTTCCCAGTCGAAGGGTCGGCCACGGAATTTATCCATGGTTGCCTGAAGGGCCTCTTGCCTTTTGAGCAGAGTCTTTTTCTTCTTCCGCTTCATCGGTCGTAAGTCTGGGCGTAGATGCCCCCTCCTCCACCGTAACCCCCGCCGCCTCCGCCATAGGCGCCGCCCGCACTCGAAGCTCCAGGGGACTTTTCTACTCCCCAGGCTACAGGGACCGTCAGGCCCGTCGCGTTGTCATGGCCGGTTTCCCCAGGCCACACCGACTTATGGAAAGTGGGGGACAGGGTATTGCCTTCGTTGCGGAGGAATAGGCGCTCGAGGGTGCTGACGATTGTCATCGACAGGTCCCGAACCGTTCGACCGACCTTCAAAACAGTCTGGTCGATCTGACCATAGAACATCAGGGTCTCCGACCCCACCACGATCTGACCCGTAGCCTCGTTCTTCTCTGCAATCCACAACCAGACCTGGGATCGTTGGAACCCTGGCTGGGATAGGTCGGAGGGGGCGCTGTCGGAGTTAGGGTTGAGCCCTAGTTCCATCGCTGGGATCTCTTCGCCTACCCCTTCGGTCAAGGACTCGAGGCTAGCGATCGTTCCGAACGTGGGGTCAAGGCTACGGTATTCTTCCCCGAGAAAGTCAGGGATAAACCCACCGTCACACAGGCGAATAGTGTCCCCGCCATTCAGCTCGATCTTCAGGAGCCCTATGAGGCAGACCCGATCCATTTAAGCTGCCTCTTCAATGGGCACCGAGAGAGCGATCAGCTTGTCGACAGGGATTTGCCAGGACCATTCGTTGCCATCGACGAACCCTTCGATCATCGGCTTGGCTAGATGGATCGTAGCCCCGTCAGCGAAAGGGGTTCGCAAGGCGGGGGTGATATCAATCGTGGCTTTCCCGTCGGACCCAGTTACGAGGTTCGACCTGCAGTTGTGCAGGTAATGCTGGCCTGAGGCGTCCTCGATCGAAAGCCAGAACCCTTCCTTGAAGCCATAGTAGGGAGTCAGCCCCCGAATGTCTAGGGTCTTCCCTGCCTGACCTGCTCCGTCCACGACGGGGGAGCCTGGAAGGCCTTGGTCCACGTCGATGAGGGGGAACTCGATGCGGAGGCCTTCCGACTTGGCGTCTAGGAGCCGAGAGACGAACACTCGGGCCTCTTTCGGCTTCATGGGTGGGAAGGTTATCTCCGCCCCGAACCGAGACCCCGAGCGATCGAGTCGCAGAGACGAACCCCCAGTCGGGGATCGAAGAATAGAACCCCAGTCGATCAAGCGAGGGTTGACCCCGTTCGGAGCAGGAAGGCTAGGCAGGGTGATCATCCAACCCTCCGCGTCTGCCGATAGGCTTGACGAGTACTAGCGATCCTTGCCCCGCCGTCCATGATGGCTGGGGCGGCTCGCAACACTCGGCCGTCGACTACCACATCGAAGTATTTAGACGGGACGATCTGGGCTATTCCGCCGCCCTGGCCAGGACCTTTCCCGTTGGGGTAGATCTTGGTGCCCGAAGGGAGGTTAGCAACCTCAGGTCCACGTTCGCCTACCAGGGTTAGGCCGCCATAGTGGTGTCCCGTTCCCGTGGCGTTCCGCGGGATCGCATTGACCTTGGCCTGGAACCCCTTACCGAAAGCCCCGATCCCGCCGAGCTGAAGGGCAAGGCCGACCACGGCCGAGAAGATATCTAGGAACCCGCCACCCTTGATTGCTGACGTGAGGGTCTGCAAAGACTGGATCGTTTGGTCGGCCATTTCCTTGAAGGACTTGACCACCTCCACCTTCGTGGTGCCCGCCCCCTTCTTGAGGAGGTCATAGGCCTCAAGGGTCTTCCGAGCCGCGTCATCCATCTTGGAGGGGTCGAGGCCCAGGTCATCGTTGTCATTGGCTACGTCAACCGGCCCGGTAAACCCGGTCAACTTCAGGCCCAGGCGGCGAATGGCTTCGTATTTCTCTGCGTCCGAAAGGTCCTTCCGCCCCTCAATGAAGTCCCGATTACTTTGGAACTCCAAGAGGGCAGCAGACTCGGGGAATAGTTCATCCATGAGGTTACGCAGGCGTTGGAAGTCTGCTGCTGCCCTTTCGGTCGCCTTCTTGATAGGCTTGACTAGGACCCCATCGAGACGAGCCATGTGCTTCGCGATCCCGTCCACCATGTCGGGGATATACGAGTGGCCGACCACGGCATCATAGAGGTTGAAGAAATACCCCTTGACTTCCTCGACCTTAGCTTTTACGGAGTCAAACACCTGACCCAATTTGTCGCTGATCCAGGTCTTGACCCCCTGGTAGAACTTAATCACGTAACCCAGGGCCGTGGAGAATGAAGCCCCGACGGAAGCACCCCAGGAGTTCAGGTTGGCTGTAAAATTGGAGAAACCCTCCCACAGTTGCTTCAATCCGTCCTGGATCGTGGTGTGGTTATCCCGAGCTGACTTCGCAGTCCGAGCATTATAGGCGTCGAAGTCATCGGCCCAGGTCTGGAATTTAGCCGAGGCGTTGGAAGCCGCCTGGCCAAGATCCTCCATGTCACTGGTCGCCTGCTTAGACTTGTCGCCCGCTTCTTTCGCCTTCGGTCCGATGATCCCCAACCACTCGGCGAGGTCTCGGAGGTTACCGATAATGGGGGTTAGACGAGGAGCTATATCATCCCAGTTCTTGTAGATCAAATAGCCCGCTGCAGCAAAAGCTGCCACAGGAGCAGCGATCGCTAGGAAGGACCCCAGTAGGCTACCGAGAGCTGCTGACCAGGCCCCCATCGTTCCGACGAAAGTCAAACCCTCAATCGCTGCAATAGAAGCCGCGATCCCGGAGAACCCTGCCAGGACAGGAGCAGCTAAAGAAACCAACCCGCCCAGGATCGTGATCACAGGGCCAAGAGCGGCAGCCAAAGCGGCCCCGACCACCACGGCGGTTTGCATTCCGGGGGAAAGGCTACCGAACAGGTCGACGACCTTGGTCAAGGCGTCGGTCAGCCCCGGCATGAGGGGGAGAAGCTTGGCCCCGACGGTCTCAAGGAGTTCGTCGAAGCTTTGCTTGAGGGCTGCCCCAGGGTTCGCCTTCCTAGCTGCCTCAGCCGACCCTTTGGTCTGACGGGTGAACTCGTCCAAGATGATCTGCTGGGCCTTCGCGGCCTGGCCGGTTTCCACAAACCCCTTGATCAAAGCCTTCTGTTCAGCCGTGAACTGGACGCCGGCTTTCCCTAGAGCGGCCAACCCCTTGATCGGGTCCTGCAACGCCTTGCCAACCATGATCGTGGAAGACTGAAGATCCTTCCCCGTCTTGGCCGAGTAATCGACGATGACTTGCTGGGCCTGGTCGAACACCTTACCCTGGACCGATCCGAAGGTCAGGAGGTTCGCCGTAACCTTACGCAGGATCTCGTCGTCGTCATAGAGCGACTTCTTCATGATGCCCGTGGCTAGGCCTTGGAGCTGGCTAACCGTTCGGCCGGCTCCGTCCCCCATGCTCTTGAGGGAAGCCGTGACCTGGGCCAGCGCATCATTGCTTTCATTCGCCGCCCGAACCGAGGCAACCCCGAAGGCTACGATCGGGGCAGTGACTGACAGGGAGAGGGTTTTCCCCAGCCCCTGCATCTTGTCCCCGAGGGCTTTGAACTTCTTCTCGGACTGGGCGAGCCGCTTTTCAGCTACGTTAGCGCCCTTCTCGAACGCCGCGGTCTCGAGGGTGAGGGAGACCGCCAGTCGGGCAATAACATCACCGATCGCCATCAGCCTGCCTCTTCATTTGCCGTTCGAACATCTGGGCCACTTCATGCGCCTTCTGCTCGACTGGTTTCTCTTCCTTTTCCAGGTATTTTGCCATACCCTTCAAGCGTTTTTCTCGAGCGAAGAATTCGCTCCACCAACCGACGGCTAGAACCTCCTTATTCAAACCTTTCAGTCGAGCCGAGACAATGAGGTGATAGGTCCTCGGAGTCTGGAGGAAGAAAGCGTCTGGGTCTAGCCCCGTTTCGCACCACTGCGCCCAGAGCTCTTCCCACGTTGCGGCTTGGCCGGCTGAGGAGGGTCCTGGTCCTCCCTCTCCTCCGGATCGGGGGAAGCGGCCTTCATGGCATTGGTCAAAGCCCCTTCGATCGTGTCCATGTTCTCTTGGATGATCAGGGATACTTCCGCCGGCGTGATCGTGGGCTGGTGCTGGAGGAGCATCCCCCAGAACAAAGCCCGGATCGCCCCGACGAAACCGGCCTCAGCATCAGCAGCGATCTGGGCAGAGGGCTTTCCGTAGAGGCCCTCTGCCTGGATCATCGCTTCCATGCCTGCGACCAAGATCAACTTCTTGCCCGACTTCAGCGTGAGCTCAACCTCACCCTTGACTGCATTAGCCATACGGATCAGGCCGAGTAAGCTGCGGAGGTGATGGCACCCGAGAGGGCAAAGGTTGCCGTCGCCTCAAGCTTGCCGTCGGCGGTGACCGATCCCTTGTCGTAAGCCGTGACCACGACGGTCGCGGTATACTGACGGGTCGGAACCCCGAGCTCAGGGATGACGAACTTGGCGGCCCGCTCATCACCGTCGACCAAGGCGGTTTCGAGAAGAAGGTCAGTCGTCGACCCAGGACGGAAGTTGAGGACGACCTCGACCTCGCCGCTGTCGATGAGTCCACTGGTATACTGGCGGCGCCGGTTCGGTGACTTCAGGTGGGTCGTTTCCACCCGATCCGAAGTGTCGGACGGCAGCCCGAAGCTGACGACCTCGACAAGCTCATAGAGCGCGGTGCCGTCATGCAGGAGGACTGAACCTCCCCAGCCCGTGCTCGCCTTTTGGGTTTCGGCCATTGGTAATTCCTCCTAACGGACCTAAGCTAATACCGCATACTCGACGAGGAGGTCCACCCTCGCCCGATGAATATATCCACCAGTTGTGTCATCGCCGCCGTCATTGGGTCGATCCCACAAGACACGGCCGATCTGAATTGTTCCGTCTACCACTGGCCCAGGCAGGGCAACAGTGAGAAGCCGAGCGATCTCGCGGGTCTCAAGATAAGACTTCGAGAAGGCGTCGAATTGGATGCGAGCGGTGAAGGGACCACCCTGACCCTTTAGGTGTTCTTCCCCGTTGTCACTGATCACGATATACCGGATTGCGGGGAGCAGGCTATCCTGAGGCCGGTTCACTGGATAGATCCGCGTGGCAACTTTCGCTACCAAAGGGGCATTAGCCACAAGACGGTTCCGCACAGCGACTGCAATATCAGCCATTACTTAGCCCCCGCCTTCGCGGCCTTGCGAGCGATCCTGGCTTTGGCCTTGTCGATCTGGAGGGCAAGCTCTTCTCGGACCTCGTTGACCACATTGTCCGCTTCTGCATCAGCCGTTGGTCGAGCATAGGAATTCGGGGCCATCTTCACGGTCCCGAATTCCTGCCAAGATGCATTGGCCCTAGCGAGCTTCCCCTCAGGAGCTGGGCCAGTTATCACCTGCACCCCTGATTGTTTGTCGAACTTGACTTGCCCCTTCTGCCGTGTGGCCTTGGCAGGTTGGGTCTTCATGGTCTCGTTCAAGTGCTTCCCGTCGCCGTCCAGGTCCTTGGGATCGTAAGGGGCTCGTTGGGCCATCCCTACGCGTATCCGTTCCATGGAGTTCTTTGCCGTGCGGGTCAAGACATTCCGAGCCGTGGGCGTGGGGGGG